ACGTGGACGCGGAGCTTCACAAACCCGTCGTCACAAAGCTTGGTGACCTGTGGCTCTTGGGGAACCACCGGCTCGTCTGCGGGGACAGCACCAAGCCGGAGACGTTCGAATTGCTCATGGACGGAAAGCCCGTTAACCTCGTGGTCACCGATCCCCCGTACAACGTCAACTACGAAGGCGCGGCCGGGAAGATTAAAAACGACCACATGGCGGGGGATGCGTTTTACCAGTTCCTGTTGGATGCATTCACTCTCACGGAAAAGGCAATGGCGAAGGACGCCAGCATCTATGTTTTTCACGCCGACACCGAGGGGCTGAACTTCCGACGCGCATTCTCCGATGCTGGGTTCTACCTCTCCGGCACCTGCATCTGGAAGAAACAGTCGCTGGTATTGGGTCGCTCGCCCTATCAGTGGCAGCACGAGCCGGTACTGTTCGGCTGGAAGAAGACCGGCAAGCATGCCTGGTACTCCGACCGGAAGCAGTCCACCATCTGGGAGTTTGACAAGCCCCGGAAGAACGAGTCGCACCCAACGACGAAACCGGTGCCGCTGCTGGCTTACCCTATCCTCAACTCCAGCATGACCGGCTGTGTAGTCCTCGACCCCTTCGGGGGCAGCGGTTCCACGCTCATCGCCTGCGAGCAAACCGGTCGGGTGTGCCGGATGGTGGAATTGGACGAGAAGTTCTGCGACGTGATTGTAAACCGGTATGCGTCCCAGGTGGGTACTGACCGGGATGTTTTCCTTGTCCGGGATGGAAAGCTAATTCCGTTTGCCGAGGTTCCGAGAGACAAATCGGAATAGCGCGTCGACGCAAAACATTATCTTGATTATGTGCAGCAGTAGAGGCAATATGTGCTCACCAAGGAAGCGAGGAGGGTACATACCATGCGGATTTCTTACTGCGTCACAGGGGAAAAGCGCAAATCATTGGTCGGGGCGGTCAGCCAGGAGTTGAACGCGCCCATTCGGTACCTCGGGATGCCGTCTGCGGCCTATGAAGTCGGTAGCTACACCATCACGAAGACCGGCGAACTGATCGGCCCGGACGACCGCGATCTGGTCCTCACCATTCAGGAGGCGCACGGCTTCGCAGCGATCAACGAGGAATATGACGAGACCCCTGACATCGACCAGCACCACCCCGGGCAGTACGCCGATCCCGGTGAACCGCCGACCGAAGCGATGCTGAAACAGGCTGAAGCGTGGACAGAGGGGATGCCCGCGTGCGAAGCCTTCGGCCGCACGACAGAAGCGGATATCCCAGATCGCCTGACCATTGAGATGCCGCTTGAGGGCTTCGACGACACCGCACTTGCGAACCTCGAAAAGATGGTTGCGAGCAAGGCGACACTTATCCGGAAAGCATTGGGAGCTGATGTTTTGTCCATTGAGCGGACGGAAGGCAAACTGCGGTTCCCCTGGTTCCATCCGACCTCGGACGGCGAAACGCTGGACGCCTACGCTCGGTTCATCGTGGCATTGTGCGACGCTGCGAAGACGCAGAAACGCGTGACAGCACGAGAAACACCTGTCGAGAATGAGAAGTTCGCATTTCGCGTGTTCCTGATCCGATTAGGAATGGTCGGGGACGAATACAAATATGCGCGGAAGCTTCTGCTTTGCAATTTACGTGGCAACTCTGCTTTCAAGAATGGGAAGTCTGCAAAGGAAAATGCGGAGGTGGCAGAAGATGATTGACTTCCCTTCGCGCGAGACCGTCGAACAACTCCGCAAGCAATTCCCCCGCGGTGCGCGTGTCGAGCTCATCCGGATGGAGGACCCCTTTACTGAGTTAAAGCCTGGGGATCGCGGGACTGTGGTATTTGTGGACGATGCTGGTAGCCTGGAAATTCTCTGGGACTGCGGAAGCACCCTCTCGGTGCTGTACGGCGTGGACGCTTGCAGGCGGATTGACTAAAAGCTCGTATTCTTCAGGGCACTCCGAAACGGGGTGCCTTTTTGTATGGAGGAGGTGATGGCGACGCGCAGGTTGAAAAAGTACAGGCCCACTTTCTTCATGGCAAGGGACTCCGTCTACGACAAGGCCGCCGCCGATTACGCTGTTGCCTTCATTGAGGCGCTCTCTCACACCAAGGGTACATGGGCAGGAAAGCGGTTCGAGCTCATCGACTGGCAGGAACAGATCATCCGCGATCTGTTCGGCGTTGTGAAGCCCGATGGGTTCCGCCAGTTTAACACCGCCTACGTTGAACTACCCAAAAAAATGGGCAAGAGTGAGCTCGCCGCGGCCATAGCGCTGTTACTCACCTGCGGAGACCGCGAGGAGCGCGCGGAGGTGTACGGCTGCGCAGCAGACCGCCAGCAGGCATCCATCGTGTTCGAAGTTGCCGCCGACATGGTGCGCATGTGCCCTGCTCTTGCCAAGCGGGTGAAACTCCTCGCCTCCACGAAGCGGCTCGTCTATCTCCCGACCAACAGCTTTTATCAGGTGCTTTCGGCGGAAGCCTACTCCAAGCACGGGTTCAATATCCACGGCGTCGTGTTCGACGAACTGCACACCCAGCCCAACCGGAAGCTCTTCGACGTTATGACGAAGGGCTCCGGCGACGCGCGTATGCAGCCACTGTACTTCCTCATCACCACGGCCGGCACGGACACCCAGTCCATCTGCTACGAGACGCATCAAAAAGCACTGGACATTCTCGAAGGGAGAAAGCGCGACGCTACCTTCTACCCGGTGATCTACGGCGCGAAGGAAGAGGACGACTGGACGGACCCGAAGGTGTGGAAGAAGGCGAATCCCTCGCTGGGGATTACAGTCGGAATCGATAAGGTGAAGGCCGCATGCGAATCGGCGAAACAGAATCCTGCGGAGGAGAACAGCTTCCGGCAACTTCGGCTCAACCAATGGGTCAAGCAGGCGGTACGCTGGATGCCCATGGCGAAGTGGGACGCCTGCGCGTTCCCGGTGGACGAAACGCGGCTCGAAGGGCGCGTCTGTTACGGGGGGCTGGACCTTTCCTCGACCATGGACATCACCGCGTTTGTGTTGGTGTTCCCCCCTGAGGACGAAGACGGCAAGTATGAAATCCTCCCGTTCTTCTGGATTCCGGAGGACAACATCGGCCTGCGCGTACGGCGCGATCACGTGAACTACGATCTCTGGGAAAAGCAGGGTGTGCTGCTGACCTCGAAGGGGAACGTGGTCCACTACGGATTCATTGAGCGGTTCATTGAGGAGTTGGGGACGCGGTTCAATATCCGGGAGATCGCCTTCGACCGCTGGGGTGCGGTGCAGATGACGCAGAACTTGGAAGGGTTGGGCTTTACCGTCGTGCCGTTTGGACAGGGCTTCAAGGATATGTCCCCGCCGACAAAGGAGCTCATGAAGCTGACTCTGGAGTGCAGGATCGCCCACGGTGGGCATCCGGTACTCCGTTGGATGATGGACAACATTTACGTCAGGACCGATCCTGCGGGGAACATCAAGCCAGATAAGGAGAAGTCCACAGAGAAGATCGATGGTGCAGTCGCGACCATCATGGCACTGGATCGTGCGATCCGGCACGGCGGTGAGAGTGAATCTGTATATGATTATCGAGGTTTGCTCCAGTTGTAATTGTAAACCAGCTTTTTATGTGTTATAATCATTTTAATGAAGTACGAGATTTTACGAAAGGGCCAATATGATTGAGATCAAGATGAAATGCCCTGACTGTGGTTTGGAGCTGAAGGCGAATGCAAAAACCTGCATTTCCTGCGGATGTCCGATCGTTTATGATAGCGGGCGTTCTTCAAGACAGTCAGTTTTGACAAAGAGAAAGTGCTTTGGGATATCTCTATGTCTTGCTGCGATAGTGTGCTTTGTAATATGCTTTACAAGGGTTAGCAATGATCAATATCGTTTTTATATCCAGCATTATGGCGAATGTAAGGCGGGATATGAGGAATCAATGCTGACAGCCGAAAGCTATGGATACGGTTTTTTCAGGAGTTCATATCAAGACATTGCATCTACTTATCAAGACCTAATGGACTCTGACCAGAAAAAAATCTGGACCTATCGTGCCCTTGGAAGTGTTGGTTTAATTTTGCTTGGGTCGGGCATAAAGAACATCAAGAAGAGGGGGTAATTGTCATGGCGTTAGTCAGATGCCCCGAGTGTGGACGGCAAGTTTCTGATAAGGCGGCAATGTGCCCCGGGTGCGGCCATCCATCAGCAAAGATCAAACCGGGACTATCGAATAATCAGGCAAGACAAAAAAGTCTCGCCTTTTTCGTCGCGGTAGTCGTGTTTGCAGTTATAGCTGTCCTTCTTTGGCGTATCTCTGATTATCAAGAGAACACAGTTACTACTGCTTCAACCAAATATTACACGGGGTATAGTTATGCTGCTCAACCTAAAACGGGCAAAGAAGGTGCACTTGCGAAAGCTCATTCGTACCTAAGTTATACAGCATTTTCGTATTCGGGTCTAGTCGATCAACTTGAATATGAAGGGTTTTCTACATATGAAGCAGAATATGGAGCAGATAATTGCGGAGCAATTTGGAAGGATCAAGCTTTAGAAAAAGCCTTATCGTACTTGGAGACATCGGCATTTTCATATTCCGGGCTAAGAGAACAGCTTGAGTTTGAAGGCTTTACTTCTGATGAAGCTAAATATGGAGTAGATAACTGCGATGCCAACTGGAATGAACAGGCCGCTTTAAAAGCAATATCATACCTCGAATCATTGTCGTTTACTCGATCAAGTCTATATGAACAACTTGAATTTGAAGGATTTACTAGTAATCAGGCCTCGTACGGTGTTAGCCATTGTGGCAAAGGTTGGTGATTTTGTTGATTTAACCGATGGTTCTCGCAAAAGGCTGCCAGCTGGTTGCTCTTTTTTAAGTTCCATTTTCGGAGGCTGTAAATGAGAAATCCTTTCCATGGTTTACGTAGAGCACGAGATAAACCCGAGAGGCGATACTCGCCACGCAACAGTTTGAACGGCAGCTCGTATTCCTTCTTCTTTGGCAGCACGACCTCCGGCAAGGCGGTCAACGAGCGCAGCGCCATGCAGATGACCGCGGTTTACGCGTGCGTGCGGATCCTGTCCGAGGCCATCGCATCCCTGCCCCTGCATGTATACCGCTACACCGACACCGGCGACCCGGGCCGGGCCGGCAGTAAAGAAAAGGCGGTCGGGCACTCGCTGTACATACTGCTCCACGACGAACCCAACCCGGAAATGTCCGCCTTCTCCTTCCGGGAAACTCTCATGACGCATCTTTTGCTCTGGGGGAACGCCTTTTCCCAAATCATCCGCAACGGGCGCGGCGAGGTGGTGGCGCTCTACCCCCTCATGCCGGACCGCATGACGGTGGACCGGGACAGCGCCGGGCGGCTCTACTATGCGTATACCAGGTCGGATGGGGACGCGCGGACAATGGGTCAGAAGAGCACGGTTGTGCTCGCTCCCCCGGACGTGCTCCACATCCCGGGTTTGGGCTTTGACGGTTTGGTCGGCTACTCGCCCATCGCCATGGCGAAGAACGCCATCGGGATGGGGCTCGCCTGCGACGAGTACGGCGCGTCCTTCTACCAGAACGGCGCGCAACCGGGCGGTGTGCTCGAGCACCCGGGGGTGGTGAAAGACCCCAAGCGCGTGCGCGACTCCTGGAACGCCATCTACCAAGGCAGCGGGAACGCCCACCGCGTCGCGGTGCTGGAGGAGGGGATGGCCTACAAACCCATCTCCGTCTCTCCGGAGCAGGCGCAGTTCCTGGAGACCCGGAAGTTCCAGATCGATGAGATCGCGCGCATCTTCCGGGTGCCGCCCCACATGGTTGGCGATCTCGAGAAGTCCTCATTCAGCAACATCGAGCAGCAATCACTGGAGTTCGTCAAATACTCCCTCGCGCCGTGGATTGCGCGCTGGGAACAGGCCATGCAGCGAGCGCTCTTTTCGCAGGACGAGAAGAAGCGCTTTTTTGTGCGCTTCAACGTGGAAGGGTTTCTCCGAGGGGATTATCAGAGCCGCATGACCGGCTACTCCATCGCCCGGCAGAATGGATGGATGAGCGCCAACGATATCCGGGAGCTCGAGAACCTCGACCGGATTCCGGCGGAAGACGGCGGGGATTTGTACCTGATCAACGGAAACATGACCAAACTTGCGGGCACTCGTTCGGCTGGGGATGGTCAGAAAATGGAGGAAAAACGATGAGGTTTTGGAACTGGGTGCGCGATGAGACCGACGCCGGCGCACGCACACTGTATCTGGAGGGCGTGATCGCGGAGGAGAGCTGGCTCGACGATAATGTGACCCCGGCGGCTTTCAAGGCCGAACTCATGGTCGGCTCCGGGCCTATAACC